TCTTTTGTTGTTCTATGCGTCGGCTATCAACTAAGTTAAACATCTCAAGCCCGGATACTGTATTAACAGTCACAGAGCGTTTACCAACGTCATCTAGGGCGTATTCACCAACTTCTATACGAACTATATCAGCATCTGTAATAGTTACATCACCACTAAACAAAATCCCCCCCGTGAAGTCTGCGTCAACAGTAGACTGAATATCAATGAAGTTTCCATACTGGCGTTCACCATTAATATACACACGTATATCGCCCTCCTGATAGTCTTCATATAGACACATGTCGTGAAGGGATGTGTGTAGCGTATATTCTTGTCCAATTACACTGGATGTGCCATCAACAAATTTGAATTCCTGATATGCCATCCCAAGGAGAGAGTTAATGTTACCCGATGTAATAGTTTGTACAAATGTGGTTAGCATTGGATTTGCGTCAGGTATAATACTCGAAGCAGCGATGTCCTCAATACCCTCGAACTGCCAATGATACGTTTCTGTTGTAAGCCATGGGTCACCCGCCGACGTTGTTACAGGTGCTATATGAGAGCCTACGGGCACATCCAATGGGTTGGTTACAGGGTTTATTAAAACAGCCCGTGTTCGATATCGCTGATTTGGTGCGATCTGAACAAATTCAGATGATACAATCGTGTTAGTTCCTGTATTGGACCCAAACGCTATGAATTGTACATCAACACCCTCAACTAAATCATTAGTTAGGTTACCGAACTTTTCATCAAATAATATTGTAGTGGCGTTTTGGAATGTTATCTCACCGCTACTAAGTGATGTAGTTCGAGTATCTATCAACTCAAATAGAGTTGGTTCAATTATACTGGATGCATACGATACATTGTCATTACGACGATATCTCCATATTTTATCTGCAAATGAATACCCTGATAATTGCAAAAATGGAAAATACTCGATGATTGGCAACTGTGCACGAGACAGTCCGGTGAAACTAGTTATTTCAGCCCCATGGACCCACTTGTTTTGATCTGACCAGTCATCATCTTGACGTTGGTCCAACAGATGGGAATCGTTGTTGATATCAACTAAGTAACCGTAGTTACCTATTTTTATATCCCATATAGCCCCATCCCATTGGCGAAGTTGATTGTTTGTTGTATCGAACCAATATTCGTTAACGTCAGTAGCAGTTGGTGGAATATCACTTTCAATGTCCGTAAACAAACGTTCTTTAGTAATAGTATATCCAATTTCATCTGCTGTAAAGAATTGCCCACCAAGACCTATTTTGTCTGATGTAATTAGGTTCAGTATAGGGTACTCGCCTGCAAAGCCTGTATTGGTGATTCGTACTATATCACCAACTGAGTATGTACCATCAAGGAAATCCTTTCCCGCGTTTGTATCAGTTAAAATGTCTGTCCCAAACACCGTTCCTTCACCACTACCAGTAGTTCCAGAATGTAGTAGTTGACGCTTAGACCAAATAATGTCACCCATATCATCAGGGCTGAATACCCCATATGCGTTAATAGCAAAGGGTGATAAACATGTTTCATTTGCTTCTGAAATAATAGAATATAACAGTGGTTTAGTTGTTATTCTCGTCCAATCCCACCCCACAATATCTTCTGTGAGTGTGATTATTGTAATATCTAAAACTACGTCATATTCAGACGTTTCAACTGTAAACAATGTAATGGGGCTTACTAGTGCAGTACCTTCAGCAGAAAATACATAACCCTTTGAAAACAACTCTGTTAGATCACCAACAACCTGTAACTTTCTACCCTCCACTTCAATACTGACAATAGGAAGTTCGGTATTTGCAGCGGTTGTATAATCATCATTTACCCCGTTGACAATATTAAAATCTAAGAATATTGTGGTAAGCCCTGATCCCGGTGAAAATGTTTTAGAAATTACGGGTGCTAGTGTTGGTTCTGATGAACCATCAGATAGTATCAGACATTCACCGTCACGTATGGCAGTTGATATTTCACCTTCAACAACAATGGTGTTAAGAGTAAAGTTTGAACTGGTTATTGTGTAGTTAGTTAGGGCATCAGTAGCCCCTTGCATTTGTTGTAAGTATCGCCCGGTAACCCAATTGCACTGGTTCTTAATGGTGATGTATTGAGGTGGGTCATTTACATCCGTTGAATCCCAGAAATAGTCCTGATAGTTGATCAACTTATCTAGGTCAATTGGTGGTATCCAGTTGAACTGGAGACTGTTTCCCCATTCATCAAATCTGTCAATATTAACACCTAGAAGGCGTAGACGATTCATGAAGTCTTGAAACGACATAAACCAGTCAATGTTACCTACTTTATTGTAGACAATAGGCTGTAATTGGTTAGCCTGTCGGTATGGATCAGGTTCCAATATAGGTTTTATATCATCTGTGCTGCCTTCATCAGACCCAATAATCCCGACGATACGCTGTATCTCGTCTTTGGTAAGAAAGCGGTTGAACAAATTATCATTAAAACCTTCTAGGATTTTAGCATCCAGAAGATTATAAGCAGGCAGGAGCCTGTTTAAGTCGGTTCTTGGCTTATCGTAATCAGATAGATTTTTACTGTCGCTCACTGCAACCTCATTTACATTTCGAACAATAGTATTTATTCGTTATGTAAGTGATGAAATCCTGTCTTATTTACTGACGGAGGGTCGTGGAGTCGAGTGCCTCAACAATCTCCACTTGGTCAACTGAAAAGTCGGCCTGTAAAATCTCATCTTCTTTAGTAGAGACCTCGTATAGATCACCAAATTGGTTGGTGTTCAGTGTAGGAACAAGGACCACTGAATCAAGAGCTGTTGGCAATTGAGAGTGAATATATGCTGAAAGCTCAGAGAAATAGAAGGTTTGTCCGAATTCCCACAACGACATGTCAAAGAACTCACGGACGGCATCTACAACACTGGTTTTAATCTGGTTGTTACTTAAACTACGGTCAGTAGAGCGGATTACTTTAATTGTACCTTGAAGCTCAGAATCTGCTAATGTACCAAACATAACCTTAATTCCACCACTATGCAAGATTACAGTATCCGATATCATCTTATTCTCTAGCAAGTTCTGATAATCTGAACGCAATTGAAATGATGATGGTGCCTCTGGGCGGCTTGATATCTGGCCATTCAACCATAACCGTAGATTACGTGCGTATCCACGAGTAATAATATACATGTCAATTAAGTTGGATACTGCTGGATCAACTAGATTATATCGTGGTGTCCTGTGGAACCAAGCAAAATTCATTTCTTCTATGCCATTCTCACGCTTCCAAAGTTGATCTTCCTGATTAGGGTTCGCTATTTGATCTGCATCATATTCAGCAACAACATTTACGTCTTGGTTTGCAGTTTGAAATACCCATGGTTCTGATGTGAGTTCACGATTGAAATATACGTAGTCCGTTGGTCCAAATAGATATGCCAAATCAGGGTCATTTGGAAACCCGTCACCATCAGAGTCTACAGGAATCACATAAAGATCATTTATACTAGGTAGCCCTGAGTCACTACCAGCATCAATAACCATCTGCCCCAGAACATTAAATTCATGGTTCATGGTCAATGGTAGTGTCGTTGTCTCAGATATGTTGGCCTTTAACAATACTACATTGTCAAGGTTAGTGTTTAGTGTGTCATCTGTGATTACAGGGTCATCATCGTTTGTGTTCCAAAAACGTGTTTCACTACTGTGGAATATAAGGCGTAATGTTTCATAACACATCTGCCAATTGCCATCTGCAAGTGACGTTATACTGAACCAATAATTGGTTCCTGTTAAATCTTCAGTCCAGTTAGTTCCATCCCAGTCAAAGAATTTTGTTGTTGGTCTACTGTTTATAGCATCAATCAGGGCAATTTCAATAATATTCCTTTCTGCTACTGTGAATTCAATACGAATCGCACTTGGCGCTACACCTTCTAATACAAATCGTGTGAAGAATGCACCAGTAGACAACAACGGTTGTAGATGGTTATTAATTATGGCATCAACCAATTCTGTATATGGTGCAGTGCCTTCGGGTGGTAGGTCGGATGCTGCTATGTTTTGACACACCTCATCTGTACCTGCACGAGTATCAAAGTAAACTACGCCATCATCACCAAAAAGCTTGACATCTTCATAGCTCTCTCTAGGGTCATGCCAAGCGATGTATTTAGAATCGCCCGCAAATGTTCGGTTTATAGCACGAAGTTTTAATATTGTATTGTCTTGTAGTAGAAATTCATTATAATCACGACCATTAACCATACGGTCTTGTGTGTAGTAGACTGATGGAGCTGTACGTCTGATATGTTCTATATCTTCGGTAGGAGCCGCATTCTGTATAGGTGTCAACAATGATACAGTGATGTTGAATGTCTGTTCTTTAAGATCAGCATCAGGGTATGTGAATGAACTTGCTATATTCTGCAATGATGTTGTTGCTATAGGTATCTCAGTGTTTGCTGATACTCGTGACCATATTTCAAACGTGCCTGATGGAATGTTTGCAAATTTACCATCACCAAATATTAGACGGAATTGATCATCATCCAGTGTCTCAATTTCATACTTATTGCGGTTTTCGACGTTATTAAATATTACATTCTGTCCACCAACTGTATCAACATGCTCCCACACACCCTGTCGCGTGTCGCTGCCAGTCTCACTGGGGTCTTCAAGTATTACACCAGTTACTGAATCAATGTTATTTAAAAATACATCAGTTTCATTCGTGTTTGTGATTTCCACGTCGAATGTTTGATTAGGTGTTACACCGTCGAATGTTGTCTCCAAACGCTGTAATGTACCCTGCTTCGTGAAGAAAAAGAATCCAGTGTTCTCTGAAGAGTCACCAAGCCCATCATTAAGGTACAATATACCTAGATTTAAGTCCTTCTCAGGACGTGTCTCTAATGGACCAAACTCATTTAGATCAGAACTTACTAGTTCCATCGGTAGGGTCTCATTAGACACTGTTATAGAGTAAGGTAGTACATTGGTTGATAGTGGGTTGTTAATAAGTTTGTAACGCTCGAATAGAACGTCTTGCACCTGAACACGGTCAGATGGGGATACAGACCCAAAATTTTGATCCATAACACGGTTCATAACTAGAATGAATTGTTCTTTCCAGTTTGAGTTGTTGACATCATTCCACCGGATTGTTACGTTCGATAGATCATTACCATTTGAATCGAATACTCGCTCCGTTGTACTGATACTAGTCATTTTGACCAGACCACGAGATGGAATGTTACGGTTTGCGTTGTATGATAATAGCTTAGCTAGACGTAATACAGATTCCTTACGCTCAGCAGTTGATATAAAGTTTTCGTGTGCATTTAAGTCAAATCGGTATGCCATAAGCTCACCGACATATGCGAACGTTTCAAGTAACGCAATCAGCTCACTTGATTCAATAAAGTCGTTAAATTCTTCAGGGTAATAGAGTTTAAGGTAATCTACTAATGATTCCTTAATAGTCTGAAAATCCCATGCAGCAAAGTTAACTTGCTGAAAGGCTTCATACGCCCGTTCCCAGTTCTCTGCTCTGTTTACAATTCTACTCATTAGGATTCAAACTCCAAATTAATATGTAGTATATTAGTTAAATCTAACTCAACGAAGAATAAGTTAGCCTTTATCTGCAATACTCCTGTTTCATAGTCTGCATTTAACTGATAGTCGTCTTCTGATAATAAGACAACCCTTGGGTCAAATGCAATAACCGCACGTATTTGATCTGATATAAGGACCGTTGTGTTATCATCAAACGGTTCAAATAACAAATCTTGTATAATAGTCCCGAACCCCCGTTGTCCCACACGATCACCCCTACGGGTGAATATATGATTCAGTAGGTCTCGTTTAACTAGATCAACGTCGGTCAATGTGAAGGACTTTGAACTTTGCCAGTTTTTAAAGGAGAAACCTTTGTACAATGCATTCATTCAGGCACCACCAATGGAGGTGTTGGTCCATTTAAACACTGTAATGCTTTCTGTGCTATTACAGCCGCATCAATAACTCCCAATGATGATGGTGCCCCCGGTATTATTGCCAATAACCCCATCAAAGCTGCTCCATTAGTATTTGCCAACTCATCAAGTGAGCCCCCATTGATGGCACCTAATACACCCGCTGCACCGTTTAAAACACTTATGCTACCTACGTACCCGTTTAGTGTTCCTTGTACTGTAGATATGGCTGAATTCTTTGCTGCTTCAAATTGTTCACGAGTGCTAAAACTGCCGGGATTTAATGACCGTAAGCTAGACAATGAAGAATCATATGTCCCCTTTGCAGCAGCAACTAAACCACCTGCTATGGTTATTGCGTCCTGTGCACTTGTTAAACATGCCATTATGTATACCTTTATTTTATCCGCTATCTATTTATTTATAATATGTGTTATCTTCGCCAGAATGGACCGCGAGTAACAGTCTCATCACCTTCCGTTTTACCAATAGGTTCCCTGCTGTTTGTTGCACCCCCATTATCAAACTGATCTATCCATGCTACGTTATTTTTATAACCAGAATTAGATTGGTTCACCGGGTCATCCTTATCTTGCTTCAACACTCTTGGCCATGGTTCATGCTCTGGGACGCGGTTAGTCCATGGTGCAATTTGTGTGGTGGCCGGGTCTACGTCTATACTGATTGGAGGCGGCAATAAAATAGGGTCTGCTGAATTTAAGTTGGCACCAGCATCAACGTGGCTGTGGTCGTTATAGGTTTCTACATACGTGTCTAAAAATTCTGTCAGCACGTTTATTGTCGTACCCTTTCCCGCAATAGTAAAGGTTACGTCAGACGCTGAAAGGTCAATATTACCAAGTGCACCCAACCCATATCCCCCTTCAACACCTATATTAACATCATCCCCATATGTAATATCCGTAGTACCACCAACAAACCCATGTAAATCCTCACCAACGGTGCCTTGCAGTTCACCTTCAACCATGACATTAAGATTATCTGCCGCGTGTATACGTATTTCCCCAGTGTTCAATTGGGATTCGAGAGGTTCTTGTGCATCAGTTATGCCTGCATACATTGAGATGTAACCATCTGATTTAAAACGAATTGATTCACCAGCAGAGAAATTTAAATCCTTTTCAGCATGAAATGACATTCTACGTTCGGCATAGCAATCAATGTTACCCGCTGCATCCATCTCTATCCAACTTTTACCACCACTGGTTGAGAAATAAATGCGTTCATTTGTATCATCTAATATGATTTGGTTACCACCAGTGGTCCGTACACGTATCCTTGAGTTAAATGGTCGGTCATCCATGGATATTGTGTGAAAGCCGGGAGTCGTCCAAGACTGTACACGAGACGCCAAAAATGATCCAAGGTTCTTATAACCACTCCAATCATACCCATGTTCACCAAGTATACCCTTAACCCATGAATCATCTTCATTCCTTGCAATCGTGACAAGATCATCATCAACGTAAACATCTTTATCTGGAGATGGTACATCAAATATTCCAGAAATTTGGTATTCGGCTCCACGGGTTTTCCATTCTGCTGAGCCTATATCACCACCGAATGCTTCCTGTAGTTTACTATACGTTGGTTGTATTGGGTTACCTTGTGAGGTGAGGGGTCCATTTACTGTACCACCAGCATGTTTAAATCTACCATGTCCTAATGTATGTGTTTCTTGATGACTTGGTAAACAACCCATCCATACACGGCGTCTAGAATCCCCATTAATACATGCAACCAATACATGGGCACCAATTTCAGGAATAGCCCAGAAGCCATAATGCACAGCACCCACACTACTCTCTGATCCCGGTATGTGTCCACGGGCGTATGCATTTTGTGCAATGACACCACCAACAGGGGACACGTATGCAGACATAGGTATGTGTAATAGCTTCTTTGGGTCATCATTATATGCTGGACAAAAAACACGCAGTCTACCCTGTTGTAGCTCATCATCATTATCTACTACAATACCAATTGATATAAATTCGGTTAGGTGTGTAAGGTCACCATTTTCGGCACTATGCTTAATAAAATTATGCACTATGTCTTGTATGTCTTCGCTCACTGGTTACGTTCCCATTTTATTATTTTGTGGTACACTATTTACTGCCGTTGAAGCCGCCAGTACCGATGCTTCGGGTGCTTCTTTTTTATTAATGGCAACTAATTCTTCATGTGCCTCCCTTTCAGTTTTATTTATTTCTTCAAGGACATCTATCATCACCTGAGTTTTAACATCCTCATTTTCTATCGCAATAGCACGTTGGGCGTCAAGCTCTTCTTGAACAGCCACAAACTTAGCAATTTTAGCATCATATTTAACGTCTGAATCTTGGTATGGTATAGGCTGGGAAGCTTCCGGCCCACCAAAGAATTCCATAACATTACCGACCATATTCTGAGCAGTACCATTAACTACATCAGCAGCATCACCCCACATTGATGTGACACCAGTGATCATGGCTGCACCCGTGGCATCCCATACAGATTCTGCACCATCGGCTAGGTCGGTTGGTATATCTGCAAAAGCCCCCATCACAGCACCAATTGCTTCCATCTGGATTGGGTCCAGTGCATTCTCTGCCATATCACCAAGCATACCTGTTAACCCAAACGTAGCAGTGTTTGCTCCTTCGGCAAAACCCGCAAGTGATTTAGTCATGAAATCACCTTCAGTGTTTATTGCCGTTGAAACACCTTCAAATGCACCAAATAATAATGACAAACCTACGGCACCCTTAAGCGCACCCTTCATCATCCCTCCATTACCACCACCACCACCACCGACACCACCACCCATAGGACCGTTCATACCACGAGTGGCCATCATAGCAGCCATATACCCCGTAAATACACCCTCGGTAGTAGCACCAAAAATTGTACCAGCCAATGCAGCCGCACTTCCTATTGGTCCAGCCATCATACCAGTGTAAAGGTCTTTCATGTTACGAGTCATTGCTAATGTTTCACTTGTTTCCTCCTTGGCGGCTTTTTTTCTAGCATCATCTTGCTTGGCAACTTGTTCAAGTATTCCGGCATTATCTTTAGCTGTAATACCGTGGGTTGCCTCAGTACCACTCTCATCTCTATAAATTTCTAATTGTGTAGCTCTGGTTGTATCCCCGGATTTATAAGCTTCACTCAGTTCAGTACCAAGTTTCGCCTGCGCTAGAATCTCAAGTTCCTGATATTCCTTCTTGTCATCATCAGACAAAGATTCATAATATGATTTACCCCGTTCCAATAAATCTGCTTGCTTAGCGGAAAATCCCAAAGAGGCAGCCAGTTCACCCATGAATGCCCCCTGAACTACTCTATCAACACCAGACCGTTTACGTTCCTCTGCCAAGTGCTTACTATATTTCACAAATTCTTTAGCGTTTATACCAGTAGATTTATGTAGAGCGTTAAATTGATCTGTCAAATATGTTGCACTATTTCCACCTTCACCCAGCGATAGCATAAAACCTTTGAAATTATCATCATCTGTCATGCCTTCAAAAGCAGAGAATATTTCATCGGCAGACATGTTAGACATCTTACCCATCTCTTCAATGCCTTGACTGAATTCTTGAAAATTTTCTAAAGATGGTGCTATACCCATACTAGTCAAAGCATCAAGACCTTGACCAACCATCTCCATCTTCTTCTGACCAGTAGCACCAAATTGTTCACGTACAACGTCACCATACTGGTTAGCCATCTCAAGTGCACCTGTAGCACTTTTCATTACGGCTCTGCTGTCACCAGAAGCACCCAGCATGTAGGTTAGTGAATCACGATTACTTGCAGCAAACTTCTGAGCTTCTTCAGGACTAATACCCATCTGTGCTGATTCATACTGTGTGGCTAGAAAGTCAACACCCCCCTGTGGCTCAAACCCTGAAATCATTGCACCACCAATGGATTGCTCAATATCAATCACAGCCTTACC